CGCAAATAGCCTGGCGGGAACGCCAACGGCGTGCTCAATAACGCGGGCTTTGTAAGTTCTTCAACCGACACAATATGCCACTCAAGCACCTTAGTAGGTACGGGGTATACCGTCATCGAAATGTTGGGATATTCCATGTTTACCCACATAACCTGTGGATAAGTTGACGTAACCGTTTTGACCGCGATACCGTCGTATTGCTGCTGGTTAATCAGCTTAATGCCGAATGAAATGCCAGAAGAAGGATCGCGAAAATAAGTTGAATCGTCAATAAGGATTGGGCGGTTTCCAACGAAATCTCCCGTAGGTCCTAGCGTGCGAGTCTTAAACCCAGGCAGCCAAGAAAAGATTTGATCTTGCGTAGAAAATACCGACAAGCGCTCGGTGTTCCACGAATCAATCATTTGGTTGAGCGTCGCCAGCGCGTCTTCAGAAGTAGCGGCCGAAGGCACTTCAGCCTCGGCTAATTGGCCTATTAGGCGCAGCGCCCCATTTATCTGATCGCCGGCTGTGGTGCTCATGGCTACTCCGAAGTTTTACGTTTACGTTTTAGCGCGTTTACCGGCTCCGCATCTTCAGGCGTATCCAAAGTATATCGCACCCAACCATTTTTTTCATCATATTCCGCTTCGATTTCCATCGTAGCGATTTTAGTGCCGTGAACGGGATGTTTTAAGTATATGTTCATGTGTAGTTGGGGGCCTAAGCCCCCACCTTATTAGGCTACTTTAGCGTACTGCCATTTTGTACCATCGGACATAAACAAATAGCCAACGCCGGTGGCGTTGCTAGTAATGCCGATAGAACCCGCTGGAAGCGACGTTGTGGTGCTGTTGGCGGTGATAGCCGTCGTCAGCGCTACAAATTGTTGCCCATTGTCAAACGTGATGCTGCTTAATTGGGGGTCAGCAAATGCTACACCCACTGGTTTACTATTGGCCATGATTGCTCCTTAAAAGTAGGGGGCCGAAGCCCCCGACTTATTAGCCTGCTACGCGGTAGAAAACGTAGGTCGAAGCGGCGGTCTTGCGAACGCGCCACTGGCAAGATGCACCAGCAGCAACGGCAGCAGCACCAACCAACGTGCAACCTGTGTTAGCTGTAACAGTAGCAGCGTTTGTGCCGCCGATGTTAATGACAAAAAAGTCAAAACAGCTATTTGTTTTCATGCTTGGAAAAGCTGAGTCTAGGTCTGTGCCGAGAGGAACAGTTAGAGCCGCAGCCGCGCCGGTATACGTAATGATACCGGTTGCCAATTCAGCAGCAGTCAGAGTAGCTGCGGCTGTTTTAGCGGTTGGAGTCACTTGCGTGACCATGTTGATTTCGTTTTCGTTGCCATCACCAAACTGATAGCCACCAGCGCCATTAGGAAGTGCCATGATAAATATCCTTAAAAAAAGTTACAAATGGGGGCCGAAGCCCCCATCGGTTTAGCCCCACAAACGAACTGCGGTGACGGGACGGATGGCAGCAAAGCCATACAGCACGTCAATACGGCAAGGCAGACGGTCGTTGTTGATGTCGTACTGACGTACGATACGCAACGAAATACCGTTGTGGACTTGGCGGCTAGCCATGTCAACGCCCTGTGGCAACAACAAGTCAGCCGTAGCAAAGCTAATGGCATCTTTGTGGTAGACCAAGTTCTGTGGGTAAGAAGTCAGAGCCGAACCCAACATCGTTACAGCAGCGGTAGCAACAGGGAACGCGTCCACAGTGGCCAAAGCGTTTGATGCGGTGTAGAGCGCTGGGCTGATGTTCAGCGTAGCGGTCGAAGAACCAGTGGCCACAGCAGTTACGGTGAACTGTTGGAGGCTGCCGGTCGATTGACGTGTCTGTGGGTTGACAGCGTAGACACCAGCGATGGTGAAGACGTCGCCCACGTTCCAGACTTTGCTCGAACCAGTGAAGCTGATGCCCAGAGTCGATTGGCCTTGGGTCGTTACGGTCGATGTGACAGTAATCGATGTGCCCCAATCGCCGTTCGTGTGGCTGGAGATAGACTGCGACATGTTGATCTCGTCCAGACCCAAAATGCCTTCGCCCATCATGCCGTTCTTGAACTGGCGGCTGATAGTGCCGGTTGGGTTAAACAAGCCTTTCATGCCTTCAACCAAGCCTGCGTTAGCGGCTGGGTTAACAGTCGCGTAGCGTGGGCTCATAGGTGTGGCAAACTCGTTGAGCTTTTGGTTAGCTTGGAGCAGAACCAAAGAAGTCGAAGGCGTAGTACCTGGGGTGCCTACCGAGTTGTAGATGCCTTTGTACGAAGTTGCAACGTCGGCGTCAACCGAAGATGCAAGCTGCGATACGCGAGGCTTCAAAACACGCTCTGCGAAGTCGTCCAATTGCATTGTCAATTCGGCAGACGTGAAGTTCACGCCGATATGCTTTTGGCTGGACACGGTCAGCGTTGTGTACTGTTCGTTGTCGTCCTGAACTTGCA